AAAACCCCTTTGGGTTGCTCTAAGTTGAACCCGCTTTAGGAAGCACTCCACAGGCTTTCCAAAACGCTCAAAGCAACCCAAAAGGGTCTTAATGGAGTTCTACTAAACAGGGTTCAATCTGCTTGTACAGTATACAACAAAATCAACGCAACTCAGGCCATATCAAATGGTATGAGTCAGGAAATAAGTCTTTACGGCTTACTAAACCTTTGGATTCTTGCTCCAACAAAGCCCCTAAATAGACCATTTTATCGGCAGGGATACCTGAGTTTTTCCACATAGACACCGCAGGTACGCTAATTTTGCAGATTTTGGCTATTTTGGTAGGCCCACCCAGTAACTCGATAATTTGGCTATCGGTAAATACGCTTTTCTTCTTCATTAAGCTATCTTACCAAATAAACAACGCAGATTCAAATAGTTTGCACTTTTTTTTAATTTGCCTTAATATGGTGGTACAGCATAAGCTGTTTACTTTTGGAGATGATTATGGATGACTTACAGGAATTACATAACGAAATGATGGCAGAGCAAGAACGCCTGAATATAGCTTTAGATAAGGCAGAGGATGGTGATATGTTGACTTTGGCAGAAATTGACCTAATTAGGTTTCATTGTGGCTTACCCAATAAGCGTAGGATTAGCCCCATTTTGGGTACGATTTTTGACGATTTTTCTAATATTTTTGGGGGGAAACAATGATTGTGACAGGCACAACTACAGAAAAGAAAGAGTTTAAGGTAGCCCCAGTAGGGTCGCACCTAGCTCGTTTATACCGAATTATTGACTTAGGTACACAGAAGTCCGAGTACATGGGTCAAGTCAAGATGCTACGCAAAGTGAAGTTCTTTTGGGAGCTTCATGGCGATGATTTAAAGATTGAGGGCAAGCCCCTTATCCAAACACGCAACTACACGCTGTCGCTAGGCGATAAGGCTTCGTTACGGAAGGACTTGGAATCTTGGCGTGGCAAATCATTTACCGATGATGAGTTGCGTGGCTTTGATTTACGCAATTTGTTAGATAAATGGTGCATGGTTACTGTTCAGCATAGAACCGCTAATAACGGCAATACCTACGCTGATGCGGTGGCTATTACCCCAGTTCCCGCAATCGTACAAAAAGCGGGTGTACCACAGGGCGTAAACCCATGCGTATTGTTTGACTTGCAGAAGTTTGACCAAGAAGTATTTGACAGCTTATCGCAAGGTCTAAAAGACCAAATCATGCTGTCAGCCGAGTACCGCAATACTTTTACCGATGTAAATAAGAAGTTGCAAGACGCAGCAATAGAAGACGACATTCCATTTTAGGGGGTAACTTTTAGGAGCGAGCTATGAACCACATGATTAAAGACTTTATTGACCAAAAATATACAGTCAAGACCTTTCAAGAACGGGGCTACGATGAAGAAGTACCCATTATCGGGTTTGCCCAAGATGACTTGGAAACTGTCATTAAGACTGTGGTTCAGGCTTGTGCCGACAGGGTTAAAAACTCAGACGATAGAATGGCTGTGCTACAGTTAATGTAATGTTTAACAGGGGGAATTATGTTAGTAAAAGAGAATACAAGTGAGAGCGGTCATTGGTACTTACCCGATGGCAGTCCAGCCTATCGCATCATTGGCAAGAACGGGAAAGAAAGAAACTCAACTGTCAAAGACGCAAGAGAACATGGCTTATTGCCCTCAGTTACCACAATTATTGGTTGTGCGTCAAAACCCGCATTGGATGTATGGAAACAACAACAAGCCATATTGTCCGCTCTTACATTACCTCGCTTAGAGGGTGAATCTGAGGAAGATTGGCTAAGTCGAGTCGTTGCTGATAGCAAGGAAACCGCCAAGCAAGCAGCAGAACGGGGAACGCAGATACATGGGGTCATAGAAGCCTTCTACGAGGGCATTTACATACCTGAGCTACCACCCTATGTCCGAGCCGTAGAAAACGCCATAAACGAGCATTTTGGCTCACAGCTATGGATTTCTGAGAAGTCCTTTGCTTATGGTGGTTTTGGCGGTAAATGCGACCTAGTTGCTAAGTCAGGATTTGTGGTTGACTTCAAAACGACTGAGAAAGACTTAGACAAGCTCGATTACTTCTTTGACCACCAAATGCAACTGGCGGCTTATAGACAAGGGTTTGAGATGCCCAAAGCTCGATGTGCGATTGTTTATGTTAATGCCCTACAAAATAAGGCTAAACTAGTCGAGATACCTGAAGATGACCTGCGAATCGGGTGGGATTGTTTTACGCATCTTTTGGCGTTTTATCGGGCAAAGAATAAACTATAATGATTACGGGGTGGCGGCAATCCCCCTGCCACAATCTCCTTCACACCGAGGGCCACCCCACCTTTACAGGGCGGTTAAGCAAGCGTTAGAGGATGCTTGGATAAAGGGTTTTCTTGCTTTCCCCCCAATTTAGCCAAATCTACGCCCTGTTTTTTTATACACTAGGGAAACTACCTAGTTGCACTATATGTTAAGTTGGCTTAATATTTAATCGTTGTTTAACTAAGGGGGATTTATGAAAGACTTTTTATTAGGTATGGTTGCAGGTGTGTTGGCGTTTGGCATACCTGCTATTGTTTATGTGTGGAGAACTGGGGGAATATCATGAAATACGCAATCGCACTATTAACCGCATTATTAGGGGCTTGTTCATCGTTTGAGCCACCCAACGCTACACTAGAAACAGATAAGACTGTTTTTCACATGACTCGTAGTCAGGTTATCTTGGCTATTAATGAATGTGAGTCAGCCAACACAAGACCAATAGTCATCGAGGCTAGGCGTAAGATTAACGGGGTAACGACTACTGTACCCGTTGAAGTGACCTGCCATCCACGCTATAAAATTTTTTACTAGGGGGTAATATGATTGGTACTGTAACGATTGGCGATACGCCTGTTGATGTATATGGCACAGAACTGCCTGCTGAACCTGCTGTTGGCATTATGGGCAATTATGTTGAGATTGAGGACTTAGAAGTAGGCGGCATTAGCATCTATGAAATGGTCGCTAACAACCCAATCTTTGAGCAAATCCAAGAAGCAATCAACGATATGGTGAACTCATGAAAACTACAGCAATACGAAAATCTATGGATGGTATGTCAGCAGCAAGCAATAGTTGTTTTCCTACTTCTGCAAAAAAAACTCAAAAAATTAAATGGCTAGATAACAAAGAATTGTATAAAGCCAACATTACAGGCCATGAACGAGTAGTTACTCCAGTTCATTTTGCTACGGATATTCACAAAAAGCCTTATTTAATGGATTGTGTAACTGGCACTTTATATAGACCTGATGACGGAAGTTGTGCAAGTTCTGATACTTTAAAAATTATTAAATTTACTAAGTCTGATGATTTAAAGCCCGTTTTAATGAAAATTAAAGTTCAAGAGGTGATTGAATGAAAGCATTTCCAAGCACAGAACCTATTTATGGCGATAACATTGTTGGCGTTAAACAAAGCACAGGCATGGATTTACGGGATTACTTTGCTGCCAAAGCATTTCAAAGTTTAATATCTTACGCCCTTCCTGATTGCGTTTATTACACTATAGACAACCAATCAAGAATTGAAATAGGAATAGAAATTTTGGCTAAAGATGCTTATTTATTTGCTGATGCCATGATGAAAGCGAGGACAGAATGAACCTATTTGTAGCTACAATTTTGTTCGTTTTATTAGCAGTAGCGTGTACAACTCTAGGTTACATTTTAGGGGGGTATTTATGAATGTCCCATACAACAACGGCAAAGTACAAATCGGTAAGTATTATGTACCACCTAAATATGTTGAAAAAGACACCGATATGCTTGAGCTTCAGTCTTATTTAATCTATGACCCAGCCCGTCTTAACAGGGCTTATTGGACTGAAAAAGGTCTGTTACTATTAGGACTCTTTATTGTCTTGGTTATATTCCTCAAGAGCTAGTTTTCTAGCATCCTCAACCCGATTAAGCCAACCTTTAATAAAGCGAGCTTGGTCGGGTTTTCTTGCCACTATGCCTTGATAGAAGTCTGCCCTAGCGTCTGAAAACTTTGCAATAAGGTCTTTAGGGTTTGCATCATTAATTGCTGCCATAGTCTTAGGCCCGATAACTCCATCACTAACGCATCCGATTGCCTGTTGTAGCGTCTTAACGCTTCTGCCTGTGCCTGCATTAACGGCAAAATCGAATACCACATAATCTAAGCCTTTCGGTAGGACTTCACAATAACTAGGATTCCAATACTTTAGTTTATACATTGAGCCGACTTTTTCGGGGGTCAAGGCTCGCATATCGGCTTCGGATACAGGATGCCCCACAAATTCTTCCCAAACACGCTTAGTAACGCCTAGATTCGTCATACCGCCTGAGTCTAGGGGGTCATTAACAAAACCGCCCTCGTGCTTTAGGATGCGTTTTAAACACTTCTCAAATCGGCTCATAGCCTAACCATGCGGTTCATTTTTTTAGGTTTGCCATGATGCGACTACCAAATAGAAATCCAAAGGCTATGTTGGCAGCTTCTAAGCCGATGCGTTGAACATATTGGTCAACAGGTAAGAATAAGGTAGATAAACCCACCACAATGACTGTTAACGCCCCTAAATAACGGCTAGACGCTCTTAAATCTATAACCCATTGGCTAGGTTGCCCAAACGGGTTATCGAGCTTGGCAAGGGCTTCTAGACGAGCAATTTCGCTGTTATCAAGCTGAATTTGCTCGGCAATAGTGGTTGGGCGAACTCCACCATTAAAACGCCCTATAAGCTGTTTAATGCCTTCTACGCCTACTGGAACTAATGCCCCGATGATAGTTTCTATAATCACTTAGGTAGCGACCATCCATGAGTAGATAGGTAGGCATAACCTAGACCACCGACAAAGACATAAAACAATGTTCTTAGTGAGAACCAACCAAACTGGCTTACTTTCTCATTTAACCATTCTTTAATGGCTTCTTTAACTACTTCTTTTTGGATTTCGTTAGGCATTTTTCTTCCTAACTGTAGTCTTTTTAACAGCAGGTTTACGCTTAACCGCAGGTTTTTTGGGCGTGGCTTTTACTTCACCTTGCCAATCATTGAGAATAGTAAGCCAATGCACCTTTTTGGTGTAGCCCATCTTATCGCACATCCAATCAATTAGGAACATTTTGCACCTCTACAGGGTTGTTGGGCCAAGTAACAGTTAATTGTGCCAATTCATCAACATTTGTGCAAGCATTAACCGCAGTAATAGCGTTCTCACAAGTAGTCCGTATTGATGCTCTCCATGTGTTCCAATCGCTTGGGATTGGGGTAGATGTTTCTACTGACTTTACGACCATCCAATCGGTAGGCAAGAGCATGGTGTATGCGGTGGTTCTTAGCTGACTAACCGCATTGGTTTTGCAAGTATCTAAGTCTTTAGGATTGTTTATGTAAGTTAGTGTTGCACCATTTAATTCTTGGCTAACCCAGTAATATTGTTGATTGGCTGGGCTATTAGTCGCTATGACTTCCTCTAAACTAATCTCAGCCTTTTCTTGTGGGGTAGATAGGTTTAACCAATTCTGTGGGTACTGAATCCCGTTAATCTCAAAGGCTGTGCCTTCTTGAATATAAGTGTTTGTGGTGGTTGAATAGAACATAATATTTCCTATCGTGCGTTAGCGTATTTAAAGGGGTTTTCTGCGAAGCAAGCGTATATGTAAGTACCGCTACTAGCATTTGTATCTGTATTGTTATTTGTAATTTTAAATCCGTTTGATAACGGCTGAACATATACTGTACCCACAGTAGATTCGCTGTCAGAAGTATTTGGTCGCAATGCTCCAGTTGTGTTGTTATATGGATTTATTGCGGTATCTGTAATACTCCAGTTTCCCGTTGTATCTGTGCGTTTTACCATCACAAATCTTGGTCTAAATCCTAAATAAACAAAAGGCCCATCTGTGCTTGAACCATTACCTGTGTATGAGCCAAATGCACTATAGCCAGCGATAGGTGCAAAGCAGTAGGCTACATAAGTCCCTGTGTTTTGATTCGTACCAATGTCAGTACCAATAGAAAATACTGTTGAATTCAGCGTACTCATACTATTAAATAAAGTTGGATACGATGTGCTTGCACTTGTTGAATTTAAAAACAACACATTAGCTGAGCCAATACTGGTATGCCATACACACCAACTTTGGGCGGTATTTCGTTGCTTTACAATTACCATACTAGGTGCTACACCCAATCCATGTCCTACTGTAGCATTTGTTCCTGTGCCTGTATAAGTAACAATACTAAATCCAGCAGTTGTATTAGCACTTACTGTAGATGTAATAGTACCTGCTGTGTTGGTTACGGCTGTTGCGTTAGATGCTCGCCATTGCCAGCCTACATAGGTAGTGCTTGTTTGGTTTGTGTAAGCATTGCCATTAGGTGCGCCACCGCTACCAGCAGTTCCCTGTGTTACTTGGAATCCTGTGGAATTGAATGCGGATAAAAATCCATATACATTTGAGTTGCCACCTTCTGCGGCAGTTGAATCGCTAGATAAAGCATAAGCAGAACCAGCACCACGAACCGCATCGTACAGATTATGTTGATAAGCATTACTGCGAGATTTTAACCAAACAAAATCAGGTTGGAATGAACCTGAGTTAGAGATGCTTCTTGGTGTTGTGTTATCCCCTGTCCAAATTGTCGCATCAAAATACTTATTCGCTGTTGTAGATGCAGTAGCACCAATCGTAGGAGTAGGTAAGTTAAATGTGTTTAGTCTATTAAAGCCTGTTGGTGGGGTGTAGGCGAATGGTCTTTGACCAAAGTTTGCCGATAACGCATCTGCACCAGAGTTTTTCCAAGCATAGCAAGTTGGCAATAAATCATTAGTTACAGTAAAGCTAATCGCTCCTGTTTTGCTTGCACCTGATGTTGGTACACCGCTATTTTGCCAAGTATTGTTTTTAGCAAAATACAAAGCACCATTGGTCATATCAACGGCAACACCTAATATATCGCCAGTTGTTAATGTAGAGCCTGTATATGCAGTAGCATTGTTAGCATAAGCAACACCTGATGTATTGGTATAGGCATAAATATTGGCATAAGCACCAGCACCAAAGTTAGTATCTTGAGTAGCACCTAATTTAGCAATACCAGCCAATCCAGCGTTAGAAACCGCAGACATAGTTACTTCAAAATAGTATTGACCTGTTGTTGGCAATGCTATTGTTCCGTTAATACCAGCCGCACCAGTATTTGCACCTGATGTGGAATATGCTTGTAAATTACCATTATTAGCTGTTCCAACTGAACTAGCATTTAAAGGATTCAACACACAATAATTAGCCGCAGTAGCACTTGTCAGCGTAGGCACATCTGTCATGCTGTCATAAGTAGAGCCTGATGTAATGCTGATATTGTTTGTAGTCCAATAGTTTGCGTTGCCTGAGAAGTCTTTTCCTAGTCCCACATTGGATGATGTAGTCAGAGCAGAGTTATCGGTAAATGGTAAATAGAATCCATTAGTGCCGTAAGTTCCTGAGTATTTCTTAGGAATCCATACACCTGTGGTTGAGGATGTTTCACCGAATGAGGATGGGGTTAGGGCTTGACCATCGATGAAGTTTACTTCAGCCATGTAGCCGTCAAAATATGCGCTATTAGGGGGTGCTGTCTGCCCAATTCTATGTGGAAGCGCATCATTAATCCATGTGTTTTGATTTGTTCCACCACCATAACTGGAAGACCCAAGAGTTTGTTGAACACCATTTACATAAACTTTTAGTGCTGCGGTTGCCGTAGATTGAGTAGTATCAACAGAAAACACAATGTGATACCAAGCAGAAGGGTCACGAAAAACAGCAGATGTTTGACCATAAAAGCCATTAGCTTGAGAACTGCTTATTACATTACTAAATATAATATTGTTTGTAGCATCAAAGCCAACCTCTGTAGTATTGTTTTCATCGCCACTATACGCATTAAATAAGCGTTGACTTGTACTTAATGTTCCTCGTTTAACCCACCCACTCCAAGTCCAAGTTCTACGATTACTAGCACTAGCAGGAGTTCTGTTTAGATAAGCAGAAGCACTAGACCGAAAGCGTAGGGAGTTGGTTAGGTTATAACCACTTGGCCCGTTAGCAGTAAAGACTACAGGTAGGGTCATGCAACCCCCAAACTTCTACCTTGCTCGTATAGGTTTGTACCATCAGAGCGGAATACAAAATAATCTTTAGCACTAGCACCTGTTGATAAGGTAGGCGCAGTTCCACCCGCCCACTTAAATACAGCGTTCCAAGTTAGGGTATTTGACCCTGCGTTTTGAATAACTGCTAGACCATAATAAGCCCCGTTTACAAGTCCTGTAGGTGCGCCCATTGTTCTGTTATTTGATACAAAGGTGAATGTAGCGACTTGGGCAGTATTAGCCGCCCATGCAATCGTAGCGGCATCGGTTAAAGCTACATTACCAAAGTATTGTTGAGCAGTAAAGTTTGTAGCGGTTGCGGGGGCTACATATTCTGTACCTGCGGTGGCTACAGCAACAACACCTGAAGTACCTTTTAAGACCCCTGTTAAGGATGTAGCAAGGGTAGTCGTACCTGTGACTGTTAAGGTTGTAAATGAACCCGTACCGCCACTAACTAAAGCGTCAGCATAAGCCTTAGTAACTGCATCGGTTGATAAAGTAGGGGTAGCTAAGTTAACAATTTTGTTACTATTTAAATTTAAGTTACCCGACATTGATGTTTGACCATCTGCCGCAACAGAATCAGTCAAAGCAGAAGCTATATCACTAAGTGTGTTATTAGCCCATGTGCTTGCAATGGTTGTGCCTGTAACTACGGGATTACCCGCAGGTAGTGTGTATGTGCCTGACCCGTTTCTACTCATTTGATAACTCCCGTTTTTTTGCTCCTGCTCGCATTAAAGCAGCTAAATTTTTAACATCTGATTTTCTTATTTGTTGAGCCAAATATCTTCCACCAATAGCACCACCAGTTAAAGTTAAACCAAGTGGGGCACTAGCCGCAGTAGTTAGTAATGCAGGAATACTGCTAACTGAGCTTGTTGGTGCAAACTTTCCAAAGAAACGCAACATATTTTGAACTTTTCCACCTTTAACTGCATCTTTAATAGCAGCTTGTTCTTCAGGTGTAAACATACGCATTTTTTTATCGTTTTTAGCTAACTGTCTTAGTTGTTGAGCTAATGAATTTTCAATACCTGACATACTAAATTTGCTAGTGTCTAATTGAGCGTTTTCCAACATATCCTCAAAAATTTCTCCTTTGCTCATGCGAGTATAAGCATCCCTAGCTTGTTTCCAAGCATCTAAACCTTCTTTAGACCCAGCTTTAACCGATGATTCAGGAATGTTTGCTACATAAGTATCAAATTCATCTTTAAGAATAGTTGCTAAACGCTTTTCTTCTAAATCGGTGCTTTTTTGTGCACCTTGAATAAATTTACGCAATGTACGCAATTCGCTAAAATCTTTGGGAACTTTAGCGTTTTGTAGTTCACTAAATGCAACATCTAATTTAGGATATAAGCGTGGGTCGTAACCTTCTTCACGCAAGTCTTTACCAATAGTTTTCATGGTATTTGAAAAATCTTTGGCGTTTAGCTCAACATTAGATTCTTTGGCTTGTTTAAATAATTGGCTAGATTGTGTTGCTAATTCTTCAACCGATGGGGCTGTTTTTGCAATTTCAGCAACATCTAGTTTTGGCTCTTTACGCAAAGCTTCTGCCATTCTATTTACAACTGGTTGTGCTGTTTCACGAACTGTTTGAGTAGCAATTTGACCGCCTTGCCTTACTTGTGGGGTTGTTGCTTGAGCCATACGAGCATAGCTAGGCAACATTCCTGTAGGCATTACTGGTGGCAATTTAGACGCTTCAAACGCACTACCAATGTTTTGCAATACATCTTGGCTTGCACCACTTCTAGGTTGGTACATATTGCGTTGTGCCATAGCCATTGGTGCTTCGCCTGTAGCTAATGCAGATACAGCACTTGGAATAGTTAACGCTGCACCTGAAAGCATAGTAGCTGGCACTTCATACAATGCCATCATCTTTTCTTGCATGGAGCGTTTTGGCTCGTTTACAGGTGGATTTGGTACTTGACCAACCACAGTTGGCACATCGCCACTAATAATGTTGCCCCTTGTATCAGGGGTTTTAAATGCGTCATATCGAGCCAACAAATCGGCTTGCGTTATGTTATCAGGTACATTTTTAACAAGCGTACCATCTGGCATCCTAACATTCATGCTTATTTCCTTGCTGGCAAACTATTAAAATCAACTTCTTTCTGTTGACCTGTTGTGGTTTTTGATACACCTTGACCTTGATTTTCTGCTGGAGTTCCAAACAATCTTTCTAATTGTTTTAAGGCGTTCATGTTAGATTCATAATCTAAAGATGGGTCTGTTGCTGCAGCTAAATACATCTTTAATTCAGCATTAGAATCCATTTGTTTAGCCGACATTCCAGTAGCGTCTTTAATTGCGTTTAACAATAAAGGTCTAGATTGTGCAATAGTGTTTCTAGCAGATTGATTTGTTGAACCTATTGCTTGACCAAACGCTTGACCTACAGTAGACCTAGAAGCAGCACTACGCAAATTAGGTATAAAACCAGCTTCTGTACTAGTAATGCCTTCGTTAGATTTAAGAATATTGTATTGGTCACGCAATCCAGTAATTAAAGTATCAACATTTTCTCTGCCTGCAAATTTAGCTTGTGATTTAGCGTCAGCAGGGCCACCTTTAATTGGTTCTAACGAGCCATCAGGCATAAATCTATAACCTGAAGGTGCTTTTTCGGTTGTTTTGCCAAGTTCTTTTAAATAAGTTTGATAACCCAAGAAAGTCATGCCTTTAGGTAATTGACCTGATTCTTTCATAAACTGATAATTTTGAATATCAGATGTTGGCGTAGCAGGTTTTGGCATTGCTCTTTCTAGTATTGTTGGCAACAACGCTCTCGCTTGTGGAGATTGCATATTTAATGCTTCTGCAAGTGCTAGTCTTGGATTAGCTTCTATTGCTGGTTGTGCAGCCATAGTAGCTACAGGCATAGGTATATTTGTATTGCCTTGACCAACACCTTCACCAAAAGGCCCAGCCATTTCAGTTACTTGTTCAGGCGTAGCAGTTCTCCCACCAATAAGATTCATTAATCTTTGGGTTTCTTGAACGCCTTGTTCACGCAATCGTTTAGCCATGTCTAATTGGCGTTCTTCAACTTTGCCTAATTCTTTTTTACCTAAATAACCTTGCAATAAAGGTGCAGCATATTGAAAGAAATTAGGTGCAACATAACGCCCACTTACCATCTGTCCTTGTGGTGTTTGCTGACCTTGTTGCATCAACAACTCTGCCATTCTTTGTTGGCGAGCAATTTGTTGCTGTTCTATTTGTTGTTCGGGGCTTAAATTGCCACCTAGATTGAGCATTGGTTGTGCCATATTACATATCGCTTATTATGTCGTTAGGATTCATACCAGCAGAATAATAGTTTTGTGCAGGTCTTTGGTTATAAGCCGACATTTCTGCATTAGCCATATTCATTCTTTGTTGGTCTTGTTGATTGCGTAAAGCATTAGCCATAGCTAATTGGTTATAACCAGCCCCAGCTTGTTTACCATCAACAGTCATTCCTGCTTGATTGGTCAGATTCATACCTTGTTGCATAGCCTGTTGTTGCATAGCTTGTTGATTTGCTATGTTTTGATAAACAGGATTTAACCCACCTAAGTCTTGGGTTTGTTGCATCTGTTGAATGTAAGGGTTGTACATATTCATGGTAATAGTCCGTAATCTACGACTTTATAGCCGTCATCGAGGGTTTTAACTGCATAAGGAAACACTTGCTGTACTTCGTCAGCCATTATTCCAACATGGATATTATTGCTCGTTAATGGGTTAAATTTAACCTCATCTTTGTATTCAAAGCTGTAAAGAGTTAACCCGTTAGCCATTACGCCTATAGGTTTAATGTTTTCTTTAACCATATTTGCCCATCCCTGCACCAGCCAAGTTAAATAAACCTTGATTCAGGTTAGCTTGGGCGGCTTGTTTAGCGTTAAAGTCACCCATTTGGGCGTTGTATCCCATCTGTGCTGCACCCAATATGTCAGGGCCAGCAGTCGTAGCTTGTTGGGCAGAATTAACAAATTGTGGGCCTTGTACCTGTGCGCCTGTACGCACCGCAGATAGGGTGTTTAAAGGCTCGTTTCTAAGGTAGGCTTGCTCTTGCAATGCAGATTGACGAGCAGTTTGACCAACATTAAAGCCTTGTGTTGTGGCGGCAGCCAATAAATCATTTTCACGCCTTGCTTGAGCCAACATTGCTCTTTGATAAGCCTCAGAACCAATATCAATTCCACGATTAGCTAAGTCTTGATTTAAGCGGTCACGACTTTCCTGAATCTGTGGTTGTAGCCGTTGCATATACGCATCTTGATATGTCTGACTAGGATTAAAGCCTGTAGATGGCAATTTGCTTACATCAAACGGGGTTTCAAGCATATTTTGTACATAGCCTAAACCCTTGTCTGCTAACTGACCTAAACCAATACTGGTTTTATTTTGATAGTCTAAAAGTTGTTGTTGGGCGGGGCTTAAAGTCTGAGTAGCAGTCCAAGTCGGATTGCCATAAGGGTCAGCACCAGTAACAGCGTAGCTAAGATTGCCATAAGGCGTTACTTGATTAACACGATTAGCCGCAGTTGCGACTCGTGCCGCTTCAATATTACCTTGAGCTGTCTGTTGTGCCGCCCCCGCATAATCAGGGGGTGCAGGTGCGCTTGGCGCAGGCCCTAATCCTAAAAATCCACCACCACCCATACTATTCTCCCTTGTTTAAAGAGCATCGGATGTTAAGAAACCGACACTCCTCTTTTCTCATAGCCATAATCACCAAATCACCACTCATGTGGGCATCAGGTATTTCAGCTACAACCTTAAAGCCCAAATGTCGGTTTAACTTTAGGGCATCTATGTTATCAGCACAGATTTGCCCTAGTATAACGCTAACTCCTAGTTTATTAAAGGGGTAATCAAAAGCCGCCCATAATAAATCTCTACTCATCCAGTTCGTTTCAGCCAATGCCCCAATGTGCATTTCGCAGGCTTTTGGCATGAAATTACAATAACCAACTACAGCTACTAAATTACCATCTTGCATCTGACCGATACATTGGGTGGTTTCAGGTAGGGGAAAGTTAAGTACTCTAACCAGCCATTCCCCCAAATATCGCTGGTTTTCAGTCGTAACAGTTCTCACAATACCCCGCCAGCCTCCATTACAAAGTCGGTTGATGCCCAATGAAAATCAATGCCTTGGCTTGCCACATTCATGCTAACTGAGCCTGCATAGCCTATTCCTGTCACGCCTTGCCAAAACTTAGTCACAATTAGATTTCCACCCCAGTTGGTGTCATCCCATGTGGATGTATCCCAAACCCCAATATCTAGGGTAGATGGGTTAAACGATATTTGGCTAGTTAAAGGTACTGTATCAAAATCGGTACTGACACCGCATAAAACAGTCGGTAAGCCGTTATCGGTCTGAAGGATAGGGCGTACCATAGTAAAGCGTTTTTGTTGCCCTCTGCGGTCAAAATAAGAGTAGGCTTGCTGTACAAACCCACTAATATTGTCGGTATCGTCAGAAAATGAGTCATAAAAACGGGCTACATAGCCGTTTCCACCAAAATACATATCTTCACCACTCATTTCCCAACAATTTGCGTCAATATTGGTAAATCTTGCCCATGACTTTGTAATGTTGTGCATGACATATTGCTCAGAACCCGTAGTTACAGGAATATTGACCAATAACATATTGTATTTGGCTAAATAACTCATTTGCCAGCCGTAGTTTGCAGAATAAAGGTCTGCCGCTTGGCTAATAGCAAAGAAAATCTTGTCTGTAATGTTAACTCGTGGGTCTAATCGGGTGGACTGTAATCCTGCCGATAGGGGCACTAAGCCATCTTGGGTTAAAAGTAGGATGTCACCACCAAATTTAAAGACGCATTTACGGGCAAAAGTCTGTCCGATGTTCCAAATACCCACTAAAGACCAATCTGTAGGGTCGGATGGGTCAGAACCCTTGTAAACAGCGACTTCTCCGTTACTTGTAACGAATACGGCTAGGTCATCGACTCCGTAACCAGCGTCAATAGTCCATGTTCCCATCGCTTGTAGGTAGCCACCTCGCTTAAAGATGCCACCAAGAGGAAATGAAGTTATCGCCCCATTTATTGAATCTACAGGCAAATACCAAAAGTTAAGGGAGTTTTCTTCTACAAAGTACAAACGCTCTTTAAACAAGTTTACATATGCAAATGTATTAGAATTTTTACCTGTTATGTAGTAATTAATTGTGTAAGTGCCTACAACTGTTGCATTACCGCTAGGGGCAACCGCCATCGTATAGGTGAGGGTCGAACCACCCGTAACAGTAATGCGATAAGTTCCGTTAAATTCTGCGGGGGTAGCACCTGCGACTGTTATGGTGTTACCTGTAACAAGATTATGAGGACTAGCAGTCGTTAAGGTAGCGGTTAAATTACCCGTACCACCCCTAGTAATGGTAGAAATAGTCTGTGCGGTACTTGTCGTAGCACTTCTTGACCATCTTGTACCATCATAAACAACCATAGGGTCTGCACCATTTACAGCCGCCATAAACGAACCACCAGCAGTCGTAATCATGGCGTGAATCCATTTACCATCGGTATTGCCTGTAAGACTCGCTGTAGCCGTAGAAGTGCTTGTATCCCAAATAGTTGTTGCGGTAGAGGCAAACAACTTTGTCGTACTCGGACTTGAGTAATTCATCAAGGACAAAACCTCACCAGTTATGCCCGTAGAAATCTTGGTATAGCCTTTTCTAAGGGTTACATCGGTAGGCGTAGGAAAGAAATTGACCATCTGAACCGCATCGAGTTGGTTCATTTCTGCCAAAGAATCCCTTGCGTTCCACCCCCCAATCGGGGATGGCAACGATGCAGTCATTGCCCGTCTTTGTTGAGCTACCGCCATGTTATAATATCCCCATATTGTGATAACGGAGATTCTTATGGAAGAATGGCGTGATGTTGTTGGATTTAAAGGTTTGTATGAAGTTTCTAATCATGGAAATGTTCGTTCCTTTAAAAAGAAAAAACTTAAAAAAATTAGCGTTGATAAAAAACTTAATCGACCTTTTGTAAACCTTTGGAAAGAAAACAAGCCATATGTTCGAAAACCACATAAACTTGTTCTTGAAGCATTTGTTAGTGTTTGCCCTGAAGGAATGGAAGGTTGCCATAACGATGGAAACTCTTTCAATAACCATGTTGAAAATTTGCGTTGGGATACTCACAAAAATAACATTCTTGATAAGTTTGGACATAACACCAGTAATAGTGGAGAACGCTGTAATTGGGCTAAATTGAAACAATTTCAAGTTGATGCCATTCGTAAGGACAATAGAATTCAACGCATTATTGCGGAAGAATATGGCGTAAAACAAAGCCTTATTAGTCGAATTAAAAATGGCATTCGCTGGAAACATCATTAAGTCCCATAGCCAGTGTCTGGGATGTTAGCGTAACCAATAAGCACCTTGGTTGGGTAAGGTGCAAAGCTAAGGTTAGCAGAGCCTTTATCGTTGGCTTTGGCTACATTTAAATAGCGGAAATAGTCTTGTTGCAATGCAGTAGTGTCAAAGCCTTTAATTTGGAAATACTTAAGTTTTGTGCTTAGAACCATAACTGTATCGTCAAAAATGGTTGTATCGGTGTCAGCCGTAAAGCTGTTTTTAACTGCACCAGCAGCACTTCTAGCCCAACCTTTTGAGCGGTATTCAAAGCCTAAATACTCTTGTGTGTTATATGGTGGCCAAATTTGGAACTTATCGCCTAGAATACGCCACCTAATGCGTGGGCCTGTTGAAATATAACCCGACTTTAGCCATTGCCATTGTTGGGCATCTTCAGGGCCAAGCATCTGCCAATGCTTTGTCTTATCCCAATGCGTATTGTCCGTAATGGCTTCAAAGTCATTAGGTAAAGGGTATTTGGTTTGTGAAAAGGTAAAAGTCACGCCTGCGTATGTACCACTAGCTAACTGGCTCATAACAATGGTTGATAAACCTGTGCCTGAGTTGTAAGTTACGCTTGACACATAGGTATCTTGGTTAATGCCTGTACCTGTAATGGTGTAATTGCTATTTAAGGCTGTAGCGTTACCAGTAACAATAATGTTATAGCTTTGGTCGCTAACTGTAGAACCTACAAAAGTCTGTGCATCGGTGTAAAAACGATACTCCAACTGTAAACCTTGCCAATCGTATTCCTTAACCAAATCATAGCCAGCACGATTCATAAGGGCTAGAACTTGTTGTACATCCTGATTGGTATTACCCGCCACATAGGTGGGAATAGCAAGATTTAACTCGCTAGTGGTCTGTTGCACGAGTTGGAGCATCGTTGATGACATATTAGGCTTCCTCTACGCTTTTCTTTTTGCGGGGTTTCTTTTCACCAACTGCCGCAAGTATAGCCGCCATCTGTTCTTGCATTAAGGCGAGCTTCGCATCAGTTTCAGCCTTGATTTTAGCAGTTTCCTCGTCTTTTTTGGCAAGTTCTTGCTTTAACTGATTAATTTCTTCAGTTCGTTTTGTGGCTTCTGCGGTTTCTTCGGCAAGGTTTAGAAATGTTCTAGCCTTATCCCTAAAGGCGTGGGGTGACATACCAGCAATCATGCCAATGCGTTGAAGCTGTAAGTCTGATGCGTTAGCGATGGATTCGACTGTCATAAACTTGATACCCCGTAGCTCTTGGGCTTGGGATTGGCTGATTAAAGTCCATTCCTCTACAGGCGTTCCAATCATCTCGCTACTAGTGTCTTGTGTAGCCTGATATTGAAGCCATTGGCGTGGAAAACGCTGTTTGTGGCTATTTTGTGCGTAGGTGTCAATCTCTGTAAGGCTGTCACCAGCGACCATAATGCGTACAAAGTCAAAATCTTTGAATATTGGTCTGCCAGCTTCGCTTGATTCGTGTTCTAGTTGAACGGCTCGCTTGTAAAACTTAACTGCCAAACGAGAATCTGCGTCTTGCATATCGCTATCTATTGCCATTTTAAAACTCCCAAGTGGTTAGGATACTGCGGTTAAAAAAAAAAGGAGCTACCCCATTACGAGATAGCCCCTTGTTTTTACTACAATTTTTGATTAGACGCTAGTAGCAGCAAACCAACCAAAGTCACCGCTTGCCATCGATTCTGCTGACAAATATGTGCCACCTGATGCGGAAGCAATAAATGTAGAAGCGTTGATAGAGCAAGTTGCGGTAGATGCACCGATAGCAGCACCAGCTTTAGCAAACACATAACGCTTGCCGTCATTACCAAAAGTCTGAGTCCCTAATGGGCCAAACTGAGGAATGTCAATAGCGGTAGTGCCGTTAGTGTACTGAAAGCTGTCAGGTGTGACGCTGTTTAAATCAACCCCTGCAATGGGGAGTGTTGAGTAAGCCATGATTATTTCCTTTACTTAATTAGGTGGTCAAAATACCCTGCAACTGAGCGTTGCTGGTGGTTAAGTTACCTGCCCAACCATAGAGTTTAACAATCGCATCTTGGTTGATGGCTTGACGCTCACCACCGATAGGTACGAAATTACGCTCTTTGTGTGGACGGAAGAAAATGTAGTTGGTGTTCAAGAGATACATATAGTTGTCATTCTCTTGTTGACCAATACCACCACCGAGTACCACATCAGCAGATGTACCACCGCCGTAGAACTTGAGGGATGCGAAACCTGCTGCACCACTTTCTTCGGTAGTAATACGCTGAATTGCTTGCAATGCACCTACAAAATACTGATATGCGGTGTTACCAGCAATGTACAGGTCAGCTTTGTCTGTACCACGAACCTGCTTGATGGCAGCTTCTGTCATCTTTGCAAGGGTGTTGGTAGAGAGCAAACCAGTAGTTACTTGGTTACGCCAAAAAGTCCAGTTAGCACGATTGATACCGCCATAAGTGCCTGTGGATGGGGAAGTAGCAACGGCAGCAGCTAAGCCGTCAATGTTCTTACCGCCATTACCAGTTCCATCGCCATACAAATCGCCTGAAATGCGGTTCAAAAGACGAGCTTCAGAAACTTGCATACGACCATCTAACAGGTCAATGATTGCTTCTTTGCTTGAGTTTTGGAGCATCTCTAAACCGCTCATTGTTACAGCAGCAGCGTATTGAGCAATCTTGAACTGAGCAGCCGAGATTGGGCTATCAGGAGCAATGTTCAATACTTCGTAACCGCTATAGGAATTAGCGTTGTTGGTAGATGGGTCGTTGTACATGATTTCTTCCAAAATCACATTACCACCCGAGAATGGGCGTACATTGCCCTTAGAGTTAAGTCTTTGCAGAATCGCATTGTTCTGCGTTAAGTTGTCAGCCAATTCACCGCTACGACTTTGAATGGTGGTAGCGATAATATCGGTGATTGCTGAGTTAGCAAATGCCATGATATTTCCTTTTTAAGTTAATTAAAGCCTACCGCTCTCTGCTTCGGTCATTTGAGCCATCAGTAGAGAACGCCTGTCCTTTGCTTCGACTTTCGCTTGTGTTCCGTTAGGAGTAACGGATTTTGGGCTAACAGCCGTTGCTTTGGCTCGTGCTACTTGTTGTGCCTTAGATGCTTGCTTTGTAGCGTTGGTCAGGAGTTTTTCCTGTTCCAATCTAAAGGCTTCATCGTTCATACGCACAGCTTTTGCATAAGCCGTTTCAAGGTCTTGGGCCTTACCTAGCTCAAGTAGTTGAGCCATTTCTTCCCTAACCATATCAAAGTGCGGAAACCGCTCTTTGTCACTTCGTACTCGCTCAATCTCATTATTTAATCGAGCTTGTTCTTCTTGCTCAAACCGCCCTTTTATCGAGCTAACCTCTTGATTAACTTGATAAAGTTGTTGCATTAACTGTTGAGTATATGCGTCAACTGGTTGTTGCGGTTCGTTAATTTGATTTAAGTTTACTCCATAATCTTGTGCAAGTCTATGAAACATCTGCACTTTTTGTTCATAAGGTGCTTTGGTCAGAATCATGTGTGCCCGACCTAAATTGTTTATCCATGCGGCAGGGTGGATTCCTTGCGATTGGAGTTCGGGGACAAACGGGTTAATTGCTTCCTCAAGAGCCTTTGCTCGCTCCGCTTCTGCTTTATATACGCTAACGCCTTTTTTAAACTCGTTCTCTCGTTGGTTAAGGTATTCAAGATGTTTCTTACTTTCGTCTTTAGTTAATGTTTCGCCCTTGGCTATCTTATCCCATAGAGGTAAAAGGTCTTTCTTCCAAGTCGTAGGCTTTGGTATATCGCTAACCTCAGGCTGTTCTTCGGGCTGTTCGGATTCAGTCGTATCTTCTGCAACAGCCTCAACGCTTTCTTCCTCTGTTGGCGTTTCATCTTCAGCGACAAACTTTTCCTTTTCATTGCCAGTAGGTTCGTCTTGAGGTATTTCCTCTTCCTCATGTTCCACCTCTTGAGGTTCGTCTTTTACTTCGACTTCATTCATTGCTGCTTCCAACATCTCTCTGCGGTCTGCCATGATTACTCCTTAACGATAGTTTAGTTTGGCGTAAGCAAGCTCGGCAATCTTGCGTTTACGGGTTTCTTGCTCTTTACGGCTTAATTCCACAGGTTTGTGCTGTAGGGGTACATCGTTGCCTAATTCAATCATGCGGTGCTGTTTAAGGTGGTTTCTGTGGTGACTACGGCTACTAATCCAAGTGCCATCGACCTGAGATACATAGCCTTCAATGTCTGACATGACCATTGGTGACTCTTTGGCGGTCATTTCTTGCTTCTGTTTCCATGCTTCTTCGGCTTCAGGCGTACCAATCGTAAATCCCCAAAAGTCTAGGTAATTTTCTTTGTCTGACTTAGCTTCTACATGGTTACTTTCAGAGTATCCGCACTTAGGGCAAATCATTACATTCTCCTTATTAACTCAGGCACTTTGTCGTATTCGTGGGGTCTTAAAGCCACTATAGAATCGTACCAACGCCCATTTTTCCAACGCCAACATACAAATTCTTCTTTAGGCAAAAGCACAATAGTCTTGACTCCTAAAGCCCCTGCAAGGTGGGCAGTACCCGTATCGACTGTCACAATGCCTTTACAGGCTTTCATGTGTTGGGCGGTTTGCATCCAGTTCTTCTTCCAACCATCGTTAGGTAAGGGGTGAAATGGCCCTTCGCTCTTGGGGTTTAAGGAATAGCAGTTATCCCCCGTTAGTTTGAGCATTTCCCGACTATCTATGGATTTGATGTAATACAAAGACTTGCCAGATGCTTCCCAGTTCACCCCAATCTTTGCAGGAATATTGCTAGGCGTAGCTTCCAAATAGCCTTCTGAACCAACAATCTTTTTAGTAGTAATTGGAAATAGACTTTTAACATAGGGTTGGCTGTGTGAGATGTAGTGAGGCAAAGACATTGAGCCAATCCAATAGTCAGCTTCGGGGGCTTCGCCTTTATCGATTTCGTTGGTTATGACATCAATACATTCCATCTGTCCGATAAGGTAGTGCAATGAGGATTCTTGCAAAACAATGAGTTTCTTAGCCCCCATAACTTTTAAGGCAGGCAAAAAGCGATAGAACTGCAATACATCGCCAAAGCCTTGTTCCATCTGCACTACGATGGATTTGCCTAGTAGGGATTCCCCACGCCATACAGGGATTGAGAGGGCAGGCGTATAGGGTGTTGACTGCTCCCCCATAATGTCTTTGTGCCATCTGTATTCAAAATGCCTAAACCCCGCTTCATAACGCCCTGCGTGTAAATGGTCGTAGGCTAACTTGTATAGGGCTTTTATATCAGTAGTAATATGCTTTCCTCATCGTCTTGTTCAGCAAGGCGTTGAGTTTCAAGTATTGCGAGCCTAGCCCTTATTTGGCCTTGTTCTCGTCTTAACTCTACCGCCCTAAGCAACTTGCTTCGTTGGTTTTCAAGGTAGGCGATAGACTGCTCTAGTTCTGTAGTATCAACTGGCGGTATACCAGCCTTAACCTCTTGAATAGATTGTAGTTTATTTTGTTTCTGTTTAGCAACAACTTTTGGTGGGTCAACTAAACCCTTAATCCGAGCTTTACGAGCTTCTCGGTCTGCTCGTTGGGCTTTAAGTAATGCTAGTTCTTTTTCGTGTATCTTTCTTTCTAGGTTCTTTGCCCGTCTAATTTCTTCGGGCGTGAAACCATCATGCGTGTCAGTATAAGGATTGGGGGGTATTTGTCCTATCTGAAACGCATTAATCTGAAACGCTAAGACCTGAAATGCGGTTTGGAACACTAGCAGTCCTCTGCGCCTTCGTAATCACTATAAGTCTTTAGAACCTCGTAGATTGCAGGAATTAAGTCACCCTTTAAATCTTCCATATTGATATAGTGTGCGTTTTCTTTGACTGTAGCCATATTGCTATGCCTTGCCGACTCGTCATAATGAATAGCGACTTGGACTTGGATTTGGTCTTTAGTGCCAAAGAAGTTAGTGATTCTAGCGTAGGCTTGTGGGGCTGGTACGCCAAATTGGGTTGATGCTAGGTTAAGTTTTAATGCCATGATTTCTCCTTAGTAAGTCATTTCGGTTGTGCGGATTTGGCAAACTGTACGAATAGTTGTACTAGCTTGTCCTGTAAAGGTTACGGCTAGTCCACCATTAGTCGTGTCTGCTGTTACTGCGATAGTCCAAGTAGAAGCCCCCGCATCAGCAAAGCTAGATGTTACTGTAGGAGTACCGACTAAGGCAGTCGATGCCGCATTAGCACCTCGTTTAATTACACCCTCGATAGTCCAGCCCTTAGTGTTACCACCGCCAGTAACTCCTGAGATAACTTCACCTCTAAAGAAGTAAGCAGAGTTGTTAGGTAGTATTACTTGGTTTGTTGTACCTGCGGCATTGCCATTTGAGCGTAATACTGTAGCTGTAGCATCTGTAGTTTGAACACCTAAATGCAATATACAAGTTTGACTAGCCCCAGAAGCAAAAGAAAAAACACCAGCAAGATTTGTGCCAATTACAACATTTCCTTGAATAGACCTTGCAGTTTGAACATATCCAGAAATTATGCTAGTAAAGTCTGCATTTGCTTGATTAGAAAAACCCGCACTAACAGAAGAACCTTGACTTGTTGCTCTGTTTCCAACCCCACCAAGAATCATTGAACCCAAACCAGTTGCTTGGTTTCCATTGGCATTATTATCTCCAGTTGTTCCACCGCCACCAACAAAAGAAGCTAAACCTGAAGCTAAATTGTTTCTACCTCCAGCAATTGTTGACCAATCTCCTGATGCGGCATTTCGTTGAGCCGCAGTACCAGCATCACCACCACCACCGATAAATGAATAACTACCTGTAGCTTGGTTATTACCACCGCCTACTACTACTCCATGAGGAGTAAAGAAAGATAAAGTGCTTGTAGATGAACCTGATGCG